ACATGTTTTTGGGTATGCTATAGATTTTCAAGTACCTGGAGTTTCTACAAAAGATGTATTTAATTGGTGTTATAATAATTTACCCTCTTGGGGACAATTGATATGGGAATTTCCTGAAAAAGAATCAAACTCGTGGATTCATGTATCTTACCAAATAACTAACTCAAAAAGAACAACATTAGCTTCTACAAGAGATGAAATTCATAATTTATATGGGGGAGAAAGAAGAGGAGTCTATCAAGATGGAATAACAGAAGCAAAACAAGTATAAAATGGCATACGTACCAGAATCACCATCAACATATCAAGGAAAGCAAGTAATAATAAATTCTGATAGATTATTATTTAATGCTAAAGATGATTCTATCCTTTTATTCTCAGATAAAGCTATAGGATTTAGTACAAATGGAAGTATTCATTTTGATACAAGTGAAAATAAAGAAAGCAAAATAGTAGTTAACTCTCCTAATATTTATTTAGGTTTACAAACAAATGGAAATTTACCTACAGAACCTGTTCTTTTAGGAGATAAAACAGGACAGTTATTATCTGATATATTAGATGTAATAGATGGTTTAATGGACGATATGATTTACAAAGTATCATTTATAACAGGTGCACCAGGTACTCCAACAGCCCCTAATCCTGCTAATGATGGATTATTAGGCACAAGACGAGCTGAAATAGTTCAATTAAAAAATCAAATAGAAGATATTAAAAGTAAAATAAGTAAATTAGCATAAAATGGCAGTAGCAGCAATACAATCTTTACTAGAGAATGGCATAGATAAAAAAATATTTGAAGCTAAAAATGAGCTAAGGGAACAATCTAATAAACAAGTAGGAAAAGTAAGAGAACAACTCCCTACTGAAGAACAAATAAAACAACAATTTAAATCTAATATTTGCAGTCCACAAACAGAACAAAAACTTACAGCCAACTATAATAAACTAAAAAATAAGGTAAATAGATTAAAAAATCAAGTATCAAGAGGCAAAAGTAAATTAGATAAAATACAAGAAAAATTAAACAAAATAGTTGATCCAGAAGATGGAATAATACCTAAAATACATGCATTATTAAAATTATTGGAAACAATAATAAAAATAGCTAAAATACTTATAATAGCTTTAACAGCAGCATTAGCTATACCAGGTGCACCCATCCCTAAATTATTAGATTTAATAGATAAAGCTAGGGTAAAAATAAAATTTTTTGATAGTGCTATCAAAGCATTAGGTAAATCAACATTAAAATATAGTAAAAAAGCATTAGCTGTGTTAGTCATAGTACCAGCAGCTATAGCTGCGTTAGTAGCTTTAATTAGTTTCATTGATTTTCTATTAACACTATTAGAATTATCATACCTACAATATTTACAAAAATGTAATATAGGGGGAGATGAAATAACAGATTCTGAAGGTAATATTGTTGAAGGTAATTTATCAGAATCAGAATTAATAAATCCTGATGGAACACTTAACCAAAATACCTTAGATAATTTAGGTAATTTATATACGGGGATTATTAATGAATTACAGCTTCAAGGAAAAGATGAGGTAATAGAAAAAATATATAACGCTAACTTCCAACAAATTGGATATAGACGTTTTAAAATCTAGAATTTATTTATATTTATTAACAAACAACAATTAACAACATGAAAGCAAAAACTTTTGAAAATCTAATTAGAAAAGTAGTTAGAGAAGAAATCGATTATGCGTTACGTAGAGAAATTAAATCACTTAAAGAAGATTTACGTGATGAACTTAAACCATCAATAGTAGAACATACTGAAAGAATGGTTGAAGTACCACAACAATCATCTTTAAAAGAAAAAATTATGGGTAAAAAACCTATCAAAAAACAAAATTTTGTAGGTGATAGTACACTAAACGATTTATTAAATGAAACAGCAATGGGTGACACAAATACTCAAACTGCCCAAGCACCTGTAAGTTTAGCCCAACCTTTCGCTACAGGCGCACCACTACCAATGGACACAACAGGTATGCCTACAGAAGTAGCTAATGCTGTTACAAGAGATTATAGTGGTTTAATGAAAGCAATTAATAAGAAAAAAGGACTATAATAAATGCCATTAATTCAAGGAGTACGAAGAATAAATCCTTTAGATTCTAACAAAAATGTTAGGATAGGGGTAGCGTTTCCTTTGGATGACGTTAATATTTTTAAAGGAACTCAAACAGTAAAAGAACAAGTAAAAAGCAACTTAATAAACTTATTACTTACAGAAGCGGGTGAAAGAGTTAACGAACCTAACTTTGGTGTAGGTCTAAAAAAATTATTATTTGAACAAGGTATAAATACAGATGAACTAAATGAAAGAATTAATAATCAAATAGTTTTTTATATCCCTGAAATATCTTTAATAGATACATCTGTAAAATTTGAAGATGACGAACATAAATTATTTATAACAATATCATATAGATTTAATTTAGATGGAACTAATGATGCTATACAATTAAACTTTAACTAATGGCTTACAATAAAGTATCAAATAAAACACAAGATAAAGACGTTAAATACCTAAATAAGGATTATAATTCTTTTAAAAACCAGTTAATAGAATTTGCTGAAGTATATTTTCCAAATAATTTTAACGATTTTAGTGAAGGTAACCCAGGCATGATGTTTTTAGAAATGGCATCATATGTTGGTGATGTTTTATCTTTTTATACAGATACACAATTAAGAGAATCATTTTTAACACTTGCACAAGAAAAAGAAAATTTATATAATTTAGCTTATGCTATGGGTTATAAACCCAAAGTAACAACAGCAGCATCGGTTGATCTAGATTTATTCCAATTAGTACCCTCTATTTTAGTAAGTGGAGATTATAAACCCGATTTTGATTATGCATTAGATATAGAAGCTAACTCTATTTTTGAATCAACCGAGGGTCCTAAATTTTATACAGATAGAAAAGTAAGTTTTGGTTTTTCATCTTCATTTGACCCTACAACAGTAAGTATATATCAATTTGATGGTTCAAATAATCCTGAATATTACTTACTAAAAAAATCAGTTAAAGCTATATCGGGAGAAACTAAAACACAAACATTTTCTGTTGGTGCTGCTGAAAGGTTTAAAACATTAACATTATTTGATACAAATGTTATTTCTATAGAATCAATTATAGACTCTGAAGGTAATAATTGGACTGAAGTACCTTATTTAGCCCAAGATACTGTTTTTGAAGAAATAGAAAATACAGCAGCTAATGATCCTGAATTATATGGATTTAATCAACAATCACCTTACTTATTAAAAGTAAAAAGAACCCCACGTAGATTTATAACTAGATTTAAAGCTAATAATCAACTTGAAATACAATTTGGGTCTGGTATAAGTGATAAAGCTGATGAAGATATTATACCAAATCCAGATAATATTGGTTTAGGAATTAAGGATGGAAGAAACAAATTAGATGTAGCCTATGACCCATCAAATTTTCTATATACAAAGGCTTATGGTCAAGTACCCGCTAATACAACATTAACTGTAACTTATATTATAGGTGGCGGTTTAGAAGCTAATGTAAATTCAAATACTATTACTAAAATAGGAACACTAACTACTACTAATAAACCCAATTTAAATGGGGCTATGTTAAATTTTATAAAAAGCTCAGTATCATCTACAAATCCAGAAGCCGCAAAAGGTGGAGGAGCTGGTGATTCAGTAGAAGAAATACGACAAAACACAATAGCTAATTTTGGTGCGCAGCAAAGAACAGTAACTAAAGATGATTATCTAATTAGAACACTATCAATGCCCGCTCGTTTTGGTAGAGTAGCTAAAGCTTATATCACCCAAGATGATCAAATTTCACCTTTAACAACAGAACCAAATCGTATTCCTAATCCTTTAGCTTTAAATTTATATACATTAGGGTATGATTCAAATAAAAATTTAACAACTTTAAACACAGCTACTAAGACAAATCTTTCTACATACTTAGAGCAATATAGAATGCTAACTGATTCTATTAATATTAAAAATGCCTTTGTAATTAATTTTTCTCTTGATTTTGAAATCACTGCATTTAAAAATTATAATAATGAAGAAGTTATATTAGAATGTATATCAGAACTTCAAGATTATTTTAATGTAGATAAATGGCAAGTAAATCAACCTATTATAATCTTAGAAATTGAAAACCTAATAGGGGGAGTTAAAGGAGTACAAACAGTAGAAAAAATAGAATTAACCAATAAAAGTGGAACAGCATTAGGATATTCACAATACAAATATGATTTTATACAAGCAACTAAAAATAGAGTAGTATATCCTTCATTAGATCCAAGTATTTTTGAGCTAAAATACCCAAACACAGATATTAAAGGAAGAGTAACAACATACTAATATGGCATATTATTTTTTATTTCCAGAAAAGGACGCTACAATATACAGTCACCCAGATAGAACTACAATGAACACTGGTGGTGATGAAATTCTTGAAATTGTAAAAGAAAAAGGAAGTTCAGATCAAAGATATTACCCATCAAGGGTTTTAATCAAATTTAAAGACTCAGAAATCCAATCAGTTATAGAAAGTAAAATTGGAACATCATCATTTTCTTCTTCTCTTCAATTACTATCTACAGAACATAAAAATTTATCGTCTATATTAGATTTAGAAGCATATGCTGTTTCACAATCATGGAATGAAGGAACAGGAAGATTTTCAAATAAACCATCAGGTTCAGATGGAACTAGTTGGATATATAGAGATAATAGTACTTCAGCTACAAAATGGACAACAGCTAGTTTTGGAGATGGATCAACAGGTTCAATAGATGCTGTCGGAATCACCGAGGGTGGTGGCGTTTGGTATACTGGCAGTAATTTTCAAGGTACTCAACAATTTTTACGTGGAGATAATTTAGACACAGATATTGATGTTACGTCAATAGTACAAAAATTTAGTGCAAGTTTATTTGCAAGCCAAACATATCCAAATGGTATAGAAAATAATGGATTTATAATTAAAGCACCTGAATCTACAGAACAAGACACATCTAGTAGTTTTGGTGAAATGAAATATTTTTCAGTAGATACACATACAATTTATCCACCAAGATTAACTTTTAAATGGGATGATTCTTCTTTTCCAGCTGCGTACACAGGTAGTTCAAAAACAACAGGAGATTTAAGTGTTTCACTATACAGAAATAAAGAATTATATAACCAAAATGATGAAGCATTTTTTAGAATCCATGTAAGAGATAAATATCCTGTTAGACAATTTGCTTCTTCTTCAAACTATTTAAATCCTGGATATTTTACTACAGCTTCTTACTATAGTATAAGAGATGCGCACACAGAAGAAGAAATTATTCCTTTTGACGATAATTTTACAAAATTAAGTGCTGATAGTGAAGGAATGTACTTTAAAATATTTATGAATGGTTTACAACCTGAAAGATACTATAGAGTTCTATTCAAACATACAAACAACGAAGGAACAACTATATACGATAACAAATATCACTTTAAAGTAGTTAGATAATGGCTCAAGAAAATGTAAAAATAAATAAAAAGGTTTATGGAGCTAAATCAGCTAATGATGTAATTGATCGTTCTTTTTCTGAATTATTAAAATCAAAAGATCCAATTAATGTTGAAAAACTTTTTCAACTATATAATGAATTATTTTACGATATACCAAAAGAAGGAGACCAATCACATACTACTTTAATAGTCCAAAGCACAGATTACGTTCAAGATTTTATTGATCCAAAAGATGAACAAATAGATAATCTTTTAGATAGAATTATAGAATTAGAAGAACAACTAGCTGAAGTTAATGATACTAAAGAACACCCATTTTTTAGAAATGGAACCTTTTTACGTACTCCTAATACTTCTATTTTTTTCATGCAAAATGGAAAAGCAAGACCAATCTCAAAAGAAGCATTATACAGAACTATGGCTAAAGCTCAGGGATTAGACCCCGATGCTGTTCCACGCCCATATACAGAGGTAGATGCATCTACACCAAATGAAATAGGAATAGGAAAAACCATAAATTCCCTTTCAGATTTAAGTGATTTTGAAGAAATAGTCCCAGTACAACAAACTAATTTTATAGATACAAGAACATCTTTACAAAATGTAAGAGTAAACGCTGGTCAACTAGCTGAATTACAAGCTATATTAGAAGACAAAGAAGCAGTAATAAATATAGGACAAGCTCAGGTACAAGATCTTAGACCTAATGTAAATATACGTAATATATCACAAGCACCATCACAAAATAGATCAGTAAGATAATGGCAGAAATAACTAACATATCAACAGAAAAAAAACTGATTTTAAATGATCAAGTTACATCAAGAGATATATCAAGAAAGTTTGGTAAACCAGAAGATTATATAGAATTACATATCTATAATACAAGTAATCAAAAATTATTTTCCGAACAAAATTTCACTCAATATACTATTTCATCTGATTCAACGGATCTCCAATCTTTAACTTCTGAGATTAATATGGATCCTGTAGAAGTTTTAAGATCGTATGGTTACACTACAGGTAAATATAGATTAGCGTTTAATATTCAAAGAAGAAAAATATTCAATGTTGCATCTCCTTCTTTTACAATAACTGAAATATCTTCAACTAAAAGAGAGATAAGAGCAATAGCTAATAATATTAATAATCAAACACTTGATACTGCTGTAAGAAGTTTTATAGCAGAAATTGAAAGTTCTTTATACTTTAAAGATTTTGTTTTGAATTTTGGGGAAAATATAAATCCCTTAGGAGTAAATATATTATTAAACTCTAATCCTTCTAAGCATGAGATATTAATAAAATTATTAAACCCACTGCCTTTATCAATTTCTGTAAGAGATACTTTCTCAATAGCAGAAGAAATATCAGACCCAATATCACTCACAGTAGATCTAGGGGAAGCAGAAATAGTAGACGACAGCACACCCTTACAGGGCCCTAACTTTAAAATCGATATTAGATTAAATAATAGTGTTCCTTCTGCTTACAAAAATTATAATGAAGTATTAGAATATAATTTAACTTCCTCATATCAAAATCTTTTAAATCAACTTGAAAATAGAGAAGTACCCGAAATACAATATGATTATATAAGACCAGTTTCATCAAGCACTGAAAGTACTGATGTAGCTTATCATTTTGAAAATTTTGTACACTTTGGTAGTGCTGTAGAACGATTAAAAAATTTCGCATATAAGGTAGAATTAATAGAACTATATGATTCCCAAATATCAGATATAAATTCTATCACTGGTGATACTTCAGCTTCTTCTTTTGTACTAACAAATAAAGAAGATATAAATAATAAAAAAGAAAATCTTATAAAAGGTCTTGATGGGTATGAGCAATTTTTATATTTTACGTCAGGTAGCAATTTTACTTGGCCCAAATCAAATACATCATACCCCTATACATTATATTCTGTAACATCCTCCCAAGCTAAAACATGGTTAGGAGATGAAAAATCAGCTTTTCCTAATTATGGTGGTCAATTATTATCTGCTTCTTTATATGATAAACAAAACGAGTATGCTTTGATTCGTTTAGTTCCTAATCATATTGTAGATAACCCAGACAACGATTTTTATCAAACATTTGTTCATATGATTGGGCATCATTTTGATACTGTTTGGACACATATAAAGGCAATCACAGACGTACAAGATACACACCATACTAAAGGTATTTCAAAAGACTTAGTTTATTTCCAACTTAAAAGTTTAGGAATAGAAACATTCGATCAATTTGAAAATTCAAACCTAATAGAATATATTTTAGGTCATGGAACAGGTAGTAGTACATTTTATGATGCTCCTTCTACCCAAACATTAGTAACGGCTTCAAATGCAGGTTCAATTCCAAAACAAGATATTTCAAAAGAAATTTGGAAACGTTTATACCATAATGCCCCTTATCTTTTAAAAACTAAAGGAACAGAAAGAGGATTAAGAGCTCTTATGAGTTGTTATGGTGTACCATCAACTATTTTAAATGTAAAAGAATATGGTGGACCCGTTAAAGACCAAACAGGATATAAAACATTCACATATGAAAAATCAGGATTAGCTTTAAAAGGAGACTCAGGCAAATTTGGACATTTTATAAAAACAGATTGGTCATCTTCCTTAACTAATACTTATTTTACTGTTGGTCAACAAGAAAAGAAAACAATTGAATTTAGAGCTAAACCTGTAAGATTAGAAGCTAATCAACATTTACTTACATTATCAGGTTCTACAACTGGAGTTGGAACTCATTCCCCCGCTACTGACCATTCCCTAATATTACAACCATACAGCGGAAACGATATATCTTCTTCTGGAGATTCAACACAATATGGAAGAATAGCATTACACGTAGGAGGAGCAGATGTAGTAGCAACTTCTTA